ATATGGCCGGTCTTCTTTTAAAGCAGCAAATAAACGGCATAGCTAAAAACGGCTCTGATTCTGTCATTGCTTCAATCTTTACGGATGAAAAGAACGCCCCACAGCAGGCTGCTAATATGTCACAAGCTAACCAGCACGATGAAGACATACCTTACTAATGAAAAGCGGCGTATGCGGTTTAAGCTATACCAAGCAGCAGCAAGTTCTTAATGCTATCAAAATAAGCAGGGGAAACGACAGAATATGCGAATTTTACGAAAAAGGGGAGAATATGCTAACCACAAAACAAACAACCGATGTAAATATCTTGCTTAAAGAAAAATGTGAGCTTATACGAAATCTAAAACACAACAGAGAAGAAGTGCTTAACATCGAAGAATTGCAAGATAGCGGCAAATATCCTGAGTTAGAAAAAGAGTTAAACGAAAAACTCTGCATTGGTGATGAGGCTATTTATAATCAAAAAGAACGGCTAAAAGAATTATCAGGGTCACGAATCGCGGCCATATTTGATGTTAGTCAGGCAACCGTTGCTTCATTAGAAGGTCAGATGAGAAGAAGGATATAACGAAATTGAATTGAGAGGTGCGCGATGGAGTGTAAATGTAATTATCATTTAGGCATGGGGCCTAATTTAAAATGCCCAGTTCACGGAGAGCACGGTGTTAGTGCGTCCTTTTCAAATGAGTTGTTATGTGGTTTAAGGGAAAAGTTCTCTGAGAACGCAGAGCAGTTTGATTCTTTAATGGTTGAAATGCTCGCTAAAAATGACAGGTTATTAGTGTTAGCAACAAAACATTGCCCGCAAGATCATCATGACTGGGATGAAATATTAAAGCTGGCGAACACATAACGGCTTTAATAAGTGGCGCGAGGTACGAGCGTCCAAGTGAGTGAAACGAACGGTCTTAATTTATTTGTTATAACTTTTAGGAAGCATAAGCATGACCAGAGAAATAGCTAGAAAATGTGATATGGGTAGCGGAATGAAAATGCAGCTATTCATTGAAGAAGATGGCGATGTGATTGTTACTGTATTACCACAAGACCACAGAATAACAACAAAGAGTGTTGAGTTCTGTGCTTCTGGAACGCAAAGCCCTGCTACGACAACCGCATTACATGCTTTATATAAAGCTATGAAACAAGACGAAGCGGATAGGCCGCAAGAGTTATAACGATTGAATTAACTGGCAGCGCGTCTTTTGCGCTGTCCAAATGAACGAAGTGAATGAGGTTTAATGTTTTGTTATGTGGGACTTTAGCGAAGAAACTCAGCAAATAGCACGCAAAGATTATCATTGTGATGCTTCGGATTGGCTTAGTAATTATTCGGATGATGAATTTGATGAATTGGAGTTGACTGTTATCGCCAGAGCTAAGCACGAAAACAACAAAATATTAAAGGGCACGATGTACACAAAGACAACTGGAAAATGGGAAGGCGAGTTTTCCGTGTTTAGAGCAAGAATAGACTTGAATAATATTTGCATCAAGCATGATGCTTATGGTGAATGACCGCATAACGATTTAATTAACTGGCATCGCGTCTTTTGCGCTGTCCAAGCGAGGAACGAGCGATGTTGAATGATTTGTTATACATTTTACTTTCTTTATTGATCGGTTTTTGGGTTGGCAGGTATTGGCCTAGACATTGGCGCTTTATTAACAATGGATGGCTTAAGTATAAAATGGGAATTTGTTTTAAGTATGAAGGTAAAGGATCCAGAGAAACGATTGATGGCACTAATAGTGAATTTTGCAGAAAGTGTGGACATCCTGCTGGATACCATTGGTGATGCATAACATAAGAGTATACGACCAAGGGCGCAATACATTACGCCCACGTCCGTATAACAATTAGGTGGAAGCACCCATTTAAGGGCGAGCTAATATAGAGGGATTATGAAAATAAATATTAAGCCTTTATCGGTAAATGATGCCTGGAAAGGTCGAAGATTCAGAACAGATGACTACAAGGCTTACACTAAAGAGTTAAAGCTAAAACTTAAACCGATGACTATACCTGATGGAGAATTAGAATTAGCTGTCCAATTCGGCTTTAGCAGCAGAGGTAGCGACTGGGATAATCCGTTAAAACCTTTTCAGGACATCATAAGTAGTTACTACGGATTTAATGACAACAGAATATATGCGGCAATAGTTTTAAAGAGGATAGTGCCAAAAGGCCAGGAATACATTAGCTTTGATATATTTGAAATGATAGCAGGTAACGATTCTAACGAAGGAATAGCAAAAGCATTAGCAAAGGAGATAAGCGATTCTAAAAGGTTGAGGCATTGTGAAAAATAGAACTATCATTAATAATGAGACTGAAAAGCTCGCTTTTGTCGAAAAAATGGCAATTGCAACTATAGATAAGCCGATACTTATAGAGACAAGCCTTTATAAGCCAAAACGAAGTACGGCTATTAATTCTCTGATGTGGGTCTGGAACGGTGAAATTCAGAAACATATTAGGGAAACGCAAGGCCAGATATATTCAACAGATGACATACATGAATTCATGGTTAATCTTTTATTGCCAAGGCAAACAATTGAAATAAATGGAAAAGAAAGGACGATTAGAGCGCATACTAGCAAGTTTACAAATAAAGAAATGGTAGGTTATTTGGAGTTGTTAGAATTTTATTGTTCAGAGCATTTAAATCTAATATTAACCCACCCAGAAGATTACAGCGAGGCTATGAAATGTGCGATAACGAAGCCGAACTAAAAAACGCCGGAGCCATTGAATTAGGTGTTGAGATAATCGAGGGGTTATACGAAATAATTGAAATGACTGAAAGCTACGAAAAAAGAACTTTAGAGCGAGTCGTAACCATGATTGAGGCTGTATTAGAGAAAGATTATAATTGCATTGTCGAGAAAGAGGATAAATTTGATATACGGAGATTGGATTCATGAAAAAATATATAATGATTTTAATGGCGGTAATATCTTTAAATGTAAAAGCAGAAATGGAAAGTAAGACTATTGGGCGCATATCAACATTAATCGGAACTACTGTATCGGTGAGCGTTATTAGTCGATATAGCGAAAAATCTGTTTTTATGTATGTAAGAGGAAAATATGGGGTCAGAAAGGTATCGGCAATAATGAAAAAAGGAGAGGTTGTTAGATTGAGGGATTTATTAAATAAAGCCATAGCAGAAATGGAAAATTAATATGAATATCACAACAAAGAAAAGACGATCAAGAAAAGGCGTTAAATGGATTAATCATTTTTATTCAAAATGGTATCGAAAAAGATTAGCTTTTGGAAATATACAGGCCGCGCTTATTGCTTCCCAAGCATTAGCACAAATTAATTGCATTAAGTCAGTAAGGATTGATAAAGCAAAATCACATATAGATAAAGCTCACGCCATTGCTCAATGCGTAGTGAATGCTAACATTGCGATGTTAAAAGCTAGAACAATGTTTGTTAAATAATTATGCTATAATCTTGCAATATGGCTAGACCTTCATCTTATAAAAAAGAATACGCAGCGCAAGCAATACACCTAACAAAGCTAGGGGCAATAGATAAAGATTTAGCGGCTTTTTTTGGTGTATCGGTTGCTACCATTAATAATTGGAAAGACAGTTACCCTGAGTTTTTAGAGTCCCTAAAGAAAGGCAAACTTGATGCTGATAACGCGGTTAAACAGTCATTATTCAAAAGAGCGACTGGATACAGTCATCCAGAAGATAAGATATTCAATAATAATGGTAAGCCATTAATCGTCCCAACAATAAAGCATTACCCGCCTGATCCAACATCATGTATTTTCTGGTTAAAGAATCGAGATAAAGAAAACTGGCGAGATAAACCAGAAGGCGAAATGGTTATTCCAGATCAAAACATCACAATAAATTTAGTTGACGCTAAAAAAGAATGAATGTGAACATCCAGCTTTTACCGGCACAAAAGAAGTTTATAACGTCTAAAGCGCGTCACCCAGCAATATGTGGAGGGCTTGGCTCAGGAAAGAGCGCGGGAGCTACAATGCGCTTAATTCTTCTTATGCTGTCTGACGCTGGGATTAATACGCTGATGGGTATGCCAACCTATGATTTATTAAGGCTTAGAGCGATGCCTGGAGTAGAGCAGGATCTAGAAAAGATTGGAATACCATACAAAACAAACAAATCAGAGTATTCAATAGAGATAATCGGTTATGGGTTTATTTATTTTAGGAGCTACGATAGACCTGAAAGGTGGGTTGCGTTTGAATGTGCCCATACTATCCTTGACGAACTGGACACGCTACCAATAGATAAGGCGGAAATTGTATGGCGTAAAGCTTCAGAGCGAACAAGGCAGAAATGTAAAGGAATAAACACATTAGGCAATGTTACCACGCCAGACCAAGGGATAAATGGATTCACATACGCAAAATGGGGGAAAGATCCAGAAGAAGGTTATGAGCTAATAAAGGCCAGCACTATTGATAATTTTTATCTGCCAGAAGGATATATTGACCAAATAACATCTAATTATGATCCAATCATGGCTGATGCTTACCTTAGAGGTGAGTTTGTATCATTTAATGCTGATAAGGTTTATCACTTCTTTTCGCGTAAAAAGCATCATACGGACAGAGAAATAAAAGAAAAAGAACGGCTCCATATAGGGTTAGATTTTAATATAGGCGGTTGCTGTGCTACTGTTTTTGTTATTGAGGATAACAAGCCTATAGCTGTTGACGAGTTTGTTTCTCACGATACGATGGATATAATAAACAATTTACAAAGGTATAATGAGCACCATATTACACTTTACCCTGACGCAAGTGGTAAAGCAGAAAGAACAAACGCGGCTCATTCTGATGTCCAGCTATTAGAGCAGGCGGGATATATTGTCGATGCGCCATCAAAAAACCCGTTTGTAAGAGATAGAATAAACGCAGTTAATGCGCTATTGTCACATGACAGAATGATGATAAATACAAATAAATGCCCTGAGTTTTCTAATGCGCTTGATATGCAGGGGTATGACGAAAGAGGTGAGCCAGAAAAGTTTAAAAAACACCCAGCTATTGATGATTGGAATGATTCAGGAGGGTATTTCTTAAATAGAAAATATCCTATTGATGTGCCCGTATTCTACACCGGCATTGGCTCTGCTCATTAATATGCTATAATCGGGAAAATAAAAGGGATTAACTATGAAAAAAGAAATGATTATCGCTTTACGTGATTACTATGAGTTGCCTAGTTCGGTAACAGACAAGAAGATCGAACAAAAGCTAAAAGGATCTCTAGGTGAGGCTATCATAAATATAAGAGCCGCAAAACATGAGCTTAGCAAGGTTTTTCGTGAAGCTGTACCGAATATATTTAAGAAAAGATTAAAGCGTTAAGGGATTAAATATGGCTATTGAATTGTCAGAAGCGCAAGCTAAAACGATTATTAATCATTCTTCAATGTTTTGTATTGATATTGATAAATCTTTAAAATTCTTCTATCCGCTTTCTTATCGGGATGTATTTGCATCTACCGAAACAATGATTGAGCTATCTAAAACAACGGTTTTATCTCTTGATGAGATAGAAGGTTATTTCCAGAAAAGGATTCATTAATGGCTATCGACTTCCAGCATCCAGAATACAAAGAGAATATTGAACGATGGAAATTAGCAGATAATATCTGCTCATCTCGTAATGTAGAGCAATATTTAATCGAGCTTAATCCTACCGACACAAGCACGGAAAACATTGCCCGAAACAAGCAATACAAAGAAAGAGCCGTACTTTACACGATAGCCGGCCATACCTTGCAGGGCTTAATCGGCCTGTTGTTCAGCAAGCCACCCATTATTGAACTTCCCTCACAACTTGAATACATGCTCGCTAATGTTGACGGTAGCGGCGTTTCAATTAACCAACAAGCGCAAGACTCATCTTCTAATGTGATTAAAAAAGGCCGGTCAGGTTTATTTGTGACCTACCCAAAGACAGAGGGCGCGGTATCACGGGCTGATATGGATAATGGTAGTCTGGTTGCAACGATTAATAAGGTTGAAGCAGAACAAGTCATAAACTGGGCTACAGAGACAAAAGGCTCTAAAACCTTCCTTTCTTTGGTGGTTATTCATGAATCTGTCGAAGTCGTAACAGATTACGAGATAGAAGAAATAGAGCAACTAAGAGAATTAGCTTTAATTGATGGCGTTTTTAATGTTCGAGAATGGCGCAAAGATGATAAAAAAGAATGGCAAATCTTTAGCGAGAGCATCCCTACCGATTCAGCAGGCAATACATGGTCTGAAATCCCTTTCACCTTTATTGGCTCGCAATCAAATACCTCTGTTTTAGATGATGCGCCTATTTACCCATTAGTTAAAATTAATGTAGCCCATTACCGCAATAGCGCAGATTATGAGGATTCTGTGTGGTATGTCGGTCAAGCACAGCCTTGGATGTCAGGAATTAATAAGACTCATATCGACTTGATGAAAAAGAATGATATGTATGTCGGCAGCCGAAGCCTTTTAGGTGTACCCACTGGCGAATCTTTTGGTTTTGCTTCTGCTGATCCAAACCCTTTAGTTAGACAAGCCATGTTAGATAAGCTTGAGATGCTTATAGGTCTAGGCGCAAGATTCGTACAAGAAAACGGACGGGTTAAGACTGCCTCAGAAGATAACAACGACGAGAAAGCGCAACACAGCACATTAGGGCTTGTTTCTGTCAATATTAGCGAGGCTTACACACAAGCTATTCAATGGGCTGCCCGTTATATGGGAGCCAGTGAGGACGGCACATATACAGCCACGATGGATTTTATTAGCCCGACTGCATCAGCACAAGATATTCAAGCTATGTTTACAGGATTTATCTCTGGCGCTTATCCAATATCTAGTTATTTCAGATGGCTTAAGAAAATGGATCTTGAAGACGAAAATAAAACTTTAGAGGAATTTGCTGAAGAAGTAGCGCAAACTAGGATGCCCGATCTCGATAGCGCAGATAATGAATAATGGCTGAAATAGAGGGTCTTACTAATAATTGGAGCGCTAAAGCTTCGGCTATGGATTCATTTCAAAGAGTTAACGATAAAGATGCTTATATTGCTCTATGGATTGATCCAGAAGGAGTTATTAGATGGGACAAATCAAATATGACATTTGAAAAAATGGCCTCTATATCAGCTATATTAGAATCTATGGTTAATGAGTGGGCGGATAGATTGGTTAATGAGGATGGTTGATATTGCGTTGGTGGAGATTGCAACTCGGCATCAAAGCCACTTTGAAAGATTGAAAACATCTCAAGTAAATCTTTTCGACAATTTCCTACGCCAAATGGATAAAGACTTACGCTTAAGATTATCCGGCCTAGACATTCAAAGCCTTTCCCGCGCCAAAATAGAATCACAGATAAAACAAATTGGTAAACTGCTAAACGGAACCTATAACGATTATAAAAAGGTCTGGATTGAAAGTATTAAGGATGCGTCCATCTATGAGGCTGGTTTTGAACAACGTTCACTATCTCAAGTCGTGGATGGCGTTAATTTCAGGCTACCAAGTGACTCACAAATAACCGCAGCCGTATTCAATGCCCCTCTAGGTGATATTGGCGGGGCTTCGAGCGGCTCACTACTCGAGACTTTCTTTGCTGATATGAGAGCTAATGAGATTAAGCGGATTCAAGGCGCTGTCAGGTTTGGATATGTTGAAGGCCAAACTACTCAACAAATAATCCAGAGAATCAGAGGCACAAAAGCGGCGGGGTTCAATGACGGCTTATTGGCTATCTCAAAACGAAATACCGAGGCAATTGTAAGAACATCCCTACAGCATGCGGCTAGCCAAGCGCGTAACGAGGTATGGAAACGTAATTCTAAAGTAATTAAAGGGGTTAAGTGGTCGTCTACCTTGGATTCCCGCACATCTCGAATTTGTGCGTCTTTGGATGGCCAAATCTACCCTATTGATTCAGGGCCAAGACCTCCGGCACATGTGAATTGTCGAAGCTCTACCACAGCCGTTTTAGCTGATAAATACAAAGAAATAAGCAAAGGCCGCACAAGGGCGCAAAGAGATCCGGGAACAGGTAAAATAGGCCGGACGAGCGCGGAGACTTCATATTACGACTGGCTTAAACGACAACCGGCATCAGTGCAAAATAGTATAATTGGCCCTACACGAGGCAAACTTTTGCGAAATGGAGGGATAAGCTCTAACCGTTTCGCAGAATTGCAGCTAGGAAAAAACTTTGAGCCATTGACATTAAAAGAAATGAAAAAGCTAGAGCCGGTTGCATTTTCTCGTATTGGATTATAGTTATGAATAATTATGAATTGATAAAAAGAAAATATTTATCTCGCGGCATTTGGGTTGGAACAATATTAACTAATTTAATATGGATAATTGCTGCATTATTAAAGTAAATAACAAGAGGAAACATCATGGCAGACGAAATCACAAAAGAACAATTTGAGAAACTACAATCAGATCTAACCGCGTCCATTGAAGCATCTAAAGGTTTTCAGGAATCAATCACTAAGCTTGAGGACAATAATAAAGCCTTACTTAGTGAAAAGGCCGCAGCTAAGAAAGCGGCACAGGAATCTCAAGAGGAAGCCGCTAAAAAGTCAGGCGATGTTGAAGCTCTGGAAAAATCATGGAGTGACAAACTAAATGCTGAAACGGGCTCTCGTGATGAAAAGCTAACAGCGTATGAAAAACAAATATCTGATATGACCGCAGGGGCATCGGCCCGCAAAATGGCGGCGGAATTAGCGTTACCCGGGAGCGCAGATGTTTTACTACCTCACATCAAAGGTCGATTAAGTGTTGATATGGATGGAGATAGTCCATTAGTTCGCGTACTGGATAAAGACGGCAAGCCATCAGCCATGAGTATTGATGATTTAAGAAAAGAGATTGAAGCAAACAAAGCTTTTGCCCCTCTTTTATTAGGGTCGATGGCAAGTGGATCGGGTGATGTCGGTAAAAAAGGTAATCCAGCATCTAAATCTATGACACGGGATAACTATAATGCAATAGATCCAATGGCTCAGTCAAAATTCATATCAGAGGGCGGACGACTAACTGATTGACATTAATATAGACATGCTCTAATATTTAACTATATAAAACGTGATGCCCTTGCAGGGTTAATCGTTTGGGAGAAGCACCCACTAAGATAATTTTAATTATTGCGGGTGCTTTTTTTATGCCTCGCTAAAACGAGGTATTTAAAAAATGGCTAATACATTAACTAATCTCATTCCTGAGATGCAAAGCGCGTTAGACACAGTTTCGCGCGAACTAGTCGGATTCATTCCGGCTGTAACTTCTGACATGACTTTTGAGCGAGCGGCAGTAGGTCAGACAGTACGATCTCCAGTTGCTCCAGCATCTTCTGCAAGCGATATTACTCCAGCAGTAACTCCTCCAGATGATGGCGATCAAACCATCGGCAATAAAGACATGACGATCACTAAAGCGCGCCGTATTCCTATTCGCTGGAATGGTGAGCAATCTCGCGGTCTGAATAACAGCGGCGTAAGTCGTTCACGCTTAATGATGGATCAATTCATGCAGGCGTATCGCACCTTAACTAATGAGGTTGAGTCTGATTTAGCGACAGCAGCCTATCAAGGCGCATCACGAGCATACGGTACGGCTGGCACGACTCCTTTTGCTACAGCAGGCGATTTTTCAGACGCTTCATTCGTCAAAAAGATTATCGTTGATAACGGTGGGTCTGAATTTGATAACCAGCTAGTATTAAACACGACAGCAGGTGCGACAATTACAGGCAAGCAAGCATCAGCTAATATTGCCGGTACTGATTCAATTCAACGTCAAGGCATTATCTTACCTATGTCTGGTTTGGATATTCGCCAATCAGCTCAAACAGTATCACATGCAACGGGCGGCATTACTGGTACGGTAACAGTGACAGGTGTAGAGCCTGTTGGTGAAACGACTATCAACCTTACTACAGCGGCAGCTTCATCTGTTGAATATGTGGCCGGCGATATTTTAAGTATTGCAGGCGATGCTAATAAATATGTTGTAACAACTGCTGTAACAATTGGCGCATCTACTACAGGTGACGTTGTAATCGCGGCTCCAGGTTTGTTAATAGCAACCACTGCAACGTTAGCAATCACTGAAATTGCAAGCTACGCGGCAAATACTTGTTTTTCTCGTAATGCAATTGTCTTAGCAACTCGCGCCCCTGCTTTACCAGAAGAGGGTGACATGGCAGAAGATCGTCAAATCATCACCGATGCTCGAAGTGGGTTAAGTTTTGAAGTTGCGATGTATAAACAATACCGCCAAGTTCAATATGAAGTATCTTTAGCGTGGGGCTTTAAAGCGGTTAAAAACGAGCACATCAGCTTATTGTTAGGTTAATCTTTTGGGGGATTTATTCCCCCTACTTTTTGAGGAAAAATCATGCGTTGCGAAACAGTAAAAATAAAAGCAGATAATGAACAAGGCTTTATTATTATTAATAAATCCGATCTATTAAAAGAACACACTTTGTTTTCTGAAAAGAAAGCACCAAAGAAATCTAAGAAATAACAATTTTAAGTGATGAGTGAATGAGATTCTATATATCACAAACAATGGGTAATGGAACAGAGGAGTCGTTTCGCCCTGTTGTAAGTGATTACCTACAAGATTGGCGATGCGTTGATATGCGAAGTGATGCAAAAGTAAGCGGCTTATTATTTGTAGAATGTAGCCCTTCTCAAGTAGAACATAATTTAATTATTGCAGGCTCTTTGAATACTTATGTTGATACAGGTGATTTAGGTTTAGATGATTCTTTAATTGATAACCCCAATTTATCCCTTTTACTTGCCCAGCTAGAAACTTATCAAGTGCCTACAGATGATTTCACAGGCACAAACACATTGCGAGAATTATTGCAGCGCATTACTAAACGATTTCTAATCCGTCAACTTTTAGCAAATTCAGATATGCCTAATGATTTAGAGGCATTTTTAACTCTACCAGAACAAGCCGCAGTACAAGCAATGGCAAATGAATTAGGCGTTAGTATTGAGTTAAATAAAAAATCACGAGACATCATCAAAGATGTTGCTGCAATTAATCATCCACTTTTAAAGACTCATTATGACAACTAAAGTCTTTGATACGTTTAATGGTGCGGACGGCACTGATTTAGTAGATCATATTCCTGATACTGATGTTGTTGGCGGCGGATGGTTACAAAGTACAGCCAATGAATTAGAGCTAGATGGTGCTGGAGCGTTAAAATTAAATTCAGCAGGTAAACAAGGCTGGATAGATGTCGGCACGACAAATCAATGGTGTATTTCTAATTTCAGAGGCGCATCTTCCACAGGAGTTAATAATCAATCTGTAATTTTATTAAGAAGAGATAATTCCTCATTAGGTGTTGAGAATGCGTATGCTTTTGAGATAAAACCTGAACTTTCTACAGGAACTTTAAAACTAGCAAAAAGAGTATCGGGATTAAGAACTGAGCTTGCAGCTACAACTGGCTTTGCTATGGACTCCATAACAGATTATTCTTTAGAGTGTGAAATTAATGGCAGCGCATTAGATTTTATAATTGATGGTGTTAGTCGATTATCTTTGTCTGATTCATCCATAACAACTGGTAATTATGCAGGATTCCATTCAGGACTAAGGATCGACGCAACAATGCGGCATTATGATTTCCAGATAGATGATGCTGCCCCAGTAGTTGGTGGAATTAATGTATTCAGACGTAGAATGATTATGAGGAAATCCGCGTGAGTGAACAAAGAAAATACGGTGTTTTACTAACAGCCGCAAAAGCCATTCAGTTTACATTGTATCAAATTGATGGTGTAGATATTGAACCTGCTGCTACATTTGCTACAGGTGATATTAAAATATCTAAAGATGGTGCAGCAGAAGTTAATACCACTAATTTACCTACAGATGAAGGTCAAGGTTATAGCTTAATATTGACCTTAGCAGAATTACAAGCAAGAAGAATCAGATTATTTATTGTTGACCAAACAGCTACAAAAGTTTGGTTAGATATTGATATAAATATTGAAACTTATGGCCATGCGTCTGCTATGCATGCATTTGATTTGAACGATAATGTTCGTCCAGATTTAGATGCTATTGCTATCGCATTAACTATTATGGCAGGTGCTGACGGTGTAAGGTTAGCAACTTTACAGGCTCTATATGCTCCTAGTAAAGCTGGGGATGATATGGGATTAACTGCTGTAGCTACAAGCGCACAATTAATAGCAGATATATTCAATGAAGTATTAGATAAAGCAACTTATAATGTAGGGCAATCACTCGCTAAAATTGTCCGTGAGCTTGGATCATGGAATTCAGCAGAAGGCGCTGTAACCGGCACACCAACAACAACAGTTATTGCGACAAATATAACTGGGTACGATACCAACTTTTTTAGAGATCAAGGATTTTGGGCTTATAACGGAGCCGCGCAGGCAGGCCAGAGCCGTATTGTCACCACATATAATACAGACGGTACTTTTACATTTGACGAACCATTCACCACAGCACTAATATCTGGTGATGATGTTGTCGTAGCTACGCCACATGTTCATGGAATTAGTGAGCTTTCGGAAAGCGTTAGAACAGAAATGGATTCTAATTCTACTCAATTAGCTGCAATCGTAGCAGATACTAACGAGCTACAAGCAGATGATATTCCGGGGCTTATTACCGCTCTAAATGATCCAACCGCAGCAGCGGTGGCAGCAGCAGTAGCTTCTTACGATATGGGTAATGGTCGAACAATTGAAGAAGCATTAGCGTTTTTACGTAATAAATGGACAATCATAGGCGGCACATTAACCGTTTATGATACGGATGATACAACGATTTTATGGACATCTGCCATGACACAAACAGCAGGCGATCCAGTTAGTGCGAGCGATCCGGTATGATATTTTTACTCTTTCAATTATCTTCTACGGCGGCAATTATTGTCGAAACACCATCAAGCCGCATGTATATAATAGCATCTGAAAATAGAATAAATGCTATTGATGAAGATAGTCGAATTTTAACAATAGAATCAGAATCACGCATTTATGCGATAGAGGTTTAAATGCCGACATATATTAAAGATCCAGATGCAATTCTTGATTATAAATTTGATTGGAAAGCAAAAACCAATTTAAGCGGGAATACTGATTGGTTGGAATCAGGTGAAACGATATCAAGTTTCACAATCACCGCGGCATCCGGCCTGACAGTTGATTCAAGCGCACTATCTGATACTAATACAAGCGTCACAGTTTGGCTTTCAGGTGGCACAGATGGCACGACATATGATTTGGCTTGCAAAATAGTAACGTCATTAGGGCGAACGGACGAAAGAACAGCAAGCATTAGCGTTGAGGAAAGATAATGGCCTTAATTATTGAGGATGGATCACAAGTCACGGATTCAAATAGCTATGTGACACGTGCCGATTATATTACTTACGCTAATGCTCGCGGCATAACAATAGCAGATACGGCGGCGGCTGATGTTCAATTATTAACAGCGGCTGAATATATCGACCGGCATGAAGATAATCTAAAGGGTTATATTGTTGAGCGCGATCAATCTATGGCTTATCCGCGTAACAACTTGACGATTGATGGCTGGTATTGGGGAAGTGACGAGATTCCGAGACAAGTTATTTTATGTCAGCTTGCCTTCGCTCTGGATATTAATTCAGGTGAAGATTTATATAACCGATCTCAAAACCCTAACCTCATTACAAAGAGTGAGCGAGTCGAGGGTGCGATTGATATTGAGTACGCAGTAAGTGAGAGCACAGGGCAGAAGCTAAGCCAGACAAGCACAGGGGATGCTTTGCTTGCATCTTTGCTGAATAACAGCGGTTTAACCTCAATTAGTTTAATTAGGGCTTAAAATGAGTTTCGATTATTCAAAATCAGCTCAAACAGCATTAAAATTGCTTACGCGGTTTGGTGGTGAGATTACTTTATCCAGAACAACAGGCGATAGTATTGACCCGATTACTGGCGTAGTGGCAGCAGGAACAAATACAAGCGTTACGACTACAGGGCTGCTTAAAAAATACCCTGACAAAATGATTGACGGGGCACGGATTTTAAGCGGCGATAGAGAGTTAGTTTTGTCGAATGAACAAACGCCACAGCCAACAGATAAACCCGTTATAGCGGGGGAGGAATGGTCTATTGAGGCAATTGAAACGGTTAAGCCCTTTGATGTGGTTATCGTTTATTTTGTGCATGTAAGGAAATAATTATGGGTTGGAGTCAGCAATTAGAGAAGCTCACAACCAAAGGCGGCCATGATTTAGGCGAACTAATGAAGGCAGTTAAGATTGAAATGTTTTCGGGTATTGTAAGTGATACCCGCGTCGATACAGGACGGTTAAGAGCTAATTGGCAAATTCAGGAAAACAGCCCATCAAGCGGCACTTTAGACAGGATAGATAAATCAGGTTCGATTGTTAACAGTGAGATTTTAAGCAAGGCAACTGAAAACGGAACAACTTACTTTGTGAATAACCTGCCTTATGCAGTTGTGTACGAAGAAAAAGATGCAATGGTTAGACGGAATATTGCACGGGTAAAACAGAATATTAAGAACATGGCCAGGAAGATTAAAGGATGAGTATTAAGATCGATCAGGCGCTAGACTCTACCGTATTAAACGGCGGATTATCTATTGATATTATTTATGAGAATGGCATCTATTCTGTTTGGAGTGGGTCATCTTACACAAACAAAACGGGCGTTTATACGCCGGACGCGAATAGAGAGCACATGGAAATACGAAACTTTCCGGCAAGCTCTATCCCGTTAAGCTTAAAACATAGTGATGAATATGTGGGATTATTTCAAGCAATCATTAAATATCCTGCCGATGTTGGATCAATAATCATTAAGCAAAAAGCAGAAGCGTTTTTAGATTTATTCACAATAGGAAGTTCTATTATTTATGAAAGCCAAAAAGTCTATATATCGTCAAAGAACCGCGACGGTGGTAGAATAGAAGGCGGATTTTATCAAATTGTATGCTCGGTAAATTATACCGCATACGTAACAAGAGGATAGTAAAATGACAGATGTATCAACAACAACAGGAACCACAGTGGGTATGTCTGCGACTTTGCCTACAACTTATGACAGTGATGCTATAACAGGTTATCCATCATTAACTTTTACCGACCTGGGAGAGGTAATTGACGTAGGTGAATTGGCCAAAGCCTTTGCTGTAATTAATCATCAAACAGTTACGCGCGCTTACCCGCAAAAACTTAAAGATACTTACGATATTGCAAATATCACTTTGACTCTAGGCCGCGTATCTACGGATGCAGGGCAAGTGCTTTTACAAACCGCTTTAGCTGCAAGCGCAAGTTACTCTTTTGAAATAGTTTTGCCTTCTGGAGATACTGGTAATTTCACGGCTAAAGTCATTAAAGCCGGTATTGGTGCGATTGCATCGGGCGCAGTTGAAATGACGACTGTAGAATTGGCAATTGAACCTGAAACATTATTTGAGGCTTAATCATGGATTTATCTAAATTCAACCTGACACAACAAGCAGAAATTGGCGCAGATCTTCACTTATTAGATCCATTTGATGATCCTTTGTTTTATGGTAGTGGTAAGAAAGAAAAGCCCGTCACTATTAAATTATTAGGTACGGATTCTAAAGTATGGCGGAATAAAAACCGCGAATTTCAAAAGAAGCGCACTCAGAAAATGGTACGGAATCGCGCTAAAAACGTGGACTATTCTGTTAGCGATGAAGAAGCCTGTGAAATGTTAGCCGCTTGTACGACGGGGTGGGGTGGGCTAGAAGATAAAGGGGAGAAGATAGAGTTTTCTACCGAAGCGGCCTTTCAAATGTATATGGATCATATTTGGATACGTGAGCAAGCCGACGCGTTTATTGCGGATAGAGCTAATTTTTTTACGAAAGCCTAGAGCAAGCTAAAAAGTATTTAAAACAGCTTGCATGGCTCATGGCAATCCCAAAAGGAGATAAGGAGCCAAGGCAATCACAAATAAAATTGCTGGCAGAATCGAATGGAATCGAGCCTGAATACCAGTTACCTGAAATCGGAGAAGCGGAATATTTAGTATCCGCTTTATCCGAGATAGGGGAAGGGAAAATATCCGGTGAACGATTAACGTCGATCGACTGGATAGATATTAAGGCATGGATTGAAATCACAGGGGCTGAGATAAGCCCAGGCGAAGCCGAAGCCATAAAAGAATTATCTGTGACTTATGTATCGCAGTATTACGAAGCAACGGAAAAAGGCTGTCCCTCTCCTAATATCGAGAGGCCAAAGAACAGAGATGCAATTGCAAGCAAGATTAAGAATATGTTTGCATTATTAAGAGGTTAAAATGGTTGATATTGTTCAGGTTGGTTTAAGTGTTGATAGTCGACAAGTCGATAAAGGCACTAAATCGCTTAACAAACTAGGCGATCAAGCAAAAAAGACCGAAACAGCAACAGGAAAGATGTCAGCAGCATTTAAGGTCGGTATGGTTGCGGCTATGGCCGCCGCTACCGCCGCTTTATGGTCTACCATTCAAGCACACAGAGAATTCACAAAATCAATGAGTGAACTGTCTGCTATTACCGGAGCAACAGGTGAAGACTTAAAATTCTTTAGAGAGCAAGCTTTAAAAATGGGAGAGTCGACAACATTCTCAGCCAGTCAAGTTGCGATAGCATTTAAGTTGATCGCATCAGCAAAACCAGAATTATTAGAAAGCAAAGAAGCTCTAGCGGCTGTAACGCGTGAAGTTTTAACTTTAGCTGAAGCATCTGGACTAGATTTGCCACAAGCTGCAAACGCATTAGGCAGCTCATTAAATCAATTTGAAGCAGACGCAACACAAGCGAATAGATTTATTAATGTCTTGGCGGCAGGAGCAAAGTTTGGTGCATCTGAAATAAATGAAACAGCAGAAGCCATGAAGAATGTGGGTGCTGTAGCGTCCGGCCTCGGACTGTCTTTTGAGCAAACAAACGCAGCTATTCAAGCTCTCGCGTCTGTGTCAATCAAAGGGGCAGAAGCCGGAACAGGATTAAGAGGGGTTTTATTAAAACTAGCTAAACAATCTAGGGATGATTTTAACCCCGAAATTGTTGGTCTTGAGTCTGCGCTTAAGAATCTAAAAGATGCGAACTTAACAACGTCTGAAAAAATGAAGTTATTTGGTCTTGAATCCGCTACAGCGGCCACAGCATTAATAAGTCAGGCCGATGCTATTGGAGAGCTAACAAAAAAGCTAACAGGAACAAATACAGCGACAGAGCAAGCATCAATAAATACTAATAACTTAGACGGTGATATTAAGCGCATGGGCTCTGCATGGGAAGGTGTTGCTTTGATGCTTGGTGATACATTTGATCCCGCGTTGCGTGGCATTGTAAATCTTATGGGTTTCATGGCTAAGGCGGCAAAAACAATCGTATTAACATTCAAAGATTTAGGTAATAAGATTGGAGCAGCTGCCGCGCAGCTTGTTGCTCTTGCAAGCCTTGATTTTGACGCTGTAACAGCCATCGGTGAAGCAAGAGACAAAAACGCCGCAAAACTAGAAAAAGAATATAATTTGATCTGGAATATCAATGGTGCTTTAGATAAACAAAAAGAACTGGAAAAAATAAAAAGCGAAACAAAAGAAACAAAAGAAATAGTAAATGGGTTGGGTGGAGGCACTCAACAGCAAGACGAAGAAGCGGAATCGCTAAGATTAGATAATGAGTTTTTACGAATGAGTGAGCATACTGATGAAATGCTTGCTCAAATGGCAGAATCAGACGCGGCGAAACTGGCTCAAAAACAAGATTATTGGGATCGCTTATTTAATATGCAGTCTGGCTCACAGCAAGCTGCTTTAGATTTTGGTAAAGCTATGGACGCTGGTGAGTATAAGCTAGCAATAGGCCACGGATCGCTAATGCTCGCAAATGCAGCTAAGACAAACAGGGCAGCGTTTGAGGCTCAGAAGATTGCCGCTATGGCATCGGCTGCTGTTGATCTTCCTGCCGCTGTTATGAGTTCGTATAAAAACGGTGGCGGCTACCCGTTTGGCTTAATCCCCGCTGGTTTAATGTTAAAAGCCGGTCTCGATCAAATAAACTCGATTAGGTCGGCCACGTTCGGTGGTGGGGCTTCTGCCCCAGCAATCAGCGGCGGGGGTGGCTCTACTGCTCCTTCTGCTCCAGTGGCAAGCGGCTTACCTCCAGGTGCTACGGCTGTACCTGATGCAGCAGAGCAGCCAACAGTCAGAGAATTAAGAATAACAGTTGAAGGCGATGGCCCTAACTCAGAAGGGATGAGGAAATTTGCTGAAAATTTAGCAGAAACAATTGAAGATATGGGCGGCGTTGGCCGATTGGTGCTTTCATAATGCCAGTAATAATTGACACAGCAATACCGGGAAATGGCAAAATAGGTTATAAAAATCTATTTACGACTTCGGGCGTGACTGTAACAGCTTCATCAGAGGCCGCTGATTTTGATAAGGAAAATGCTTATGATGGTTTTGGGTATAGCTGGTGGAAACCTATCGCAACAGGCGAGAGCTGGCTGAGAGCATCTTTTGGAACGGCTCAAACAGCTAATTATATGGCAATATGGGGGCATGATTTAGCAGGCTTTGGTTCAAGTATAAAGCCTCAATATTCAACTGATGGTGGTTCCACGTGGAACGATGCGGATTCTGCTGTTGCTCCATCTGATAATAATACTTTATTTATATCATGGGGTGATATAAACGCGGCTGATTGGCGATTATTAGTGAATAATCCTTTGATTGTTGCAGCCATTGCAGGCGTTCAAATTGGCATGGCTTTGGATCTAACCAAAGGAATGGATGTGGGTTTTGCTCCAGCTTCTTTAGTGCCGATAGTTAAGACAAAAACATCGCTTTCCGAGGGTGGTGCGTTTATCGGAGGTCGCAAAATATCAGAAGGTATTGAAGGGGGTCTTACTTTAAGCAACCTGGATCCTGCATGGGTGCGTAGCGATTGGATCCCATTTATTAATCACGCACAAACTCCAAAAGTTTTTGTGTTTGCGTGGGATGATGTGAATTACTCATCTGAGGCTGTTTTAGGGTGGGTCACAAAAAAAATCCCAAATCCTACGTATTCGACTCCTCTTCTTATGAAAGTATCACTCAGTTTTGAGGGTACACCATGAGTTATGATATTGAAAAAGCACGATTAGGCGGAGAACCTTTAATAACAAGCACTTTAATCATGGATTATTGTGCTTTGACGGCGGGTGTGGGTGCTTGTACTGCAACCGAAACAGGTGATGCAAAATGTTATAACACTCGTGCAACTTGCAACGATACTACGAATTATGACAAAACAACAAAAGAATACGTATTTTGCCAGTCTCGATCGTCTTTGCCGAAAGGCGTGAATATGTTTCCCGTAATTATGGGCAATATACAAAAAGCAGCAACTTCAACAACAGCAGGATCAGGATTAGGCAAAAGAGCAGTTGCCAGAATTAAATTAGCTGATTTTCCGCATTCTGATCGCAATATTGATCCTTATGTTGACGAGAGAACATATAACGCAGTTGAACAAGGCACTTTTTGGGGTAAATTCTTAACCCGCAATCCTTATTATGAAGGCCGCACAATAAAAATCGGTTATGGCTATATAAGCCCCGATGGATTCTCGACCTCTGATTTTGAATATCAAGAATACGACATTATTGATATTGATGGCGTGAAAGACAAAAGCGTTACAATCACGGCAAAAGATGTACTTGTTAGGACTTATGATAGAAAAGCGCAATATCCTGTTTTAAGTGAAGGCTCATTATTGTCCGATCTCGCGGCGGGGGTAACATCTGCCACACTTACACCTTCTGGAATAGGGGATAGCGATTATCCCGCAAGCGGTACATTATCCATCGGTAAAGAGGCAATGACTTTTACACGATCAGGAGATACATTAACTCTTGTTCGCAAACAATGGGGAACGGAGGATAAGGATCACAAGGCAGGCGATACCGTTCAAATATGCGAGGTATTTAATGAAAATATCGTTGTCGCATTGGATAGAATTTTAACAACCGGTGCAGGATTACCGTCTTCTTATATACCAACAACAGACTGGGAAGCTGAGCGTGATCTATGGTTAAGCAGTGCAACTGTTTATGGAATATTAATGAAGCCTGAAAGCATAGAAAAAGTGATTGGCGAATGGTCAGAAGTATTTATGTTTGATATATGGTGGAATGCAGTTGATCAACAAGTGGATATTAAAGCATTAAGTCCAGAACCATCAGGGGTAACAATAAACACGCTAACAGAAGGCTATGACATTATTCAAGATAGTCTTAAAATAGAGCGCAAATCAAAAGATCGATTCACAGAAATTAGAGTTGGTTATAATAAAATTGATTACAGCGAGAAAAATGACATAGAACAATTTGCAACATGGCAAATATCAGCAGATGCAAGTCGAGCTGGATCTGATAGATATAATGGTAATTCAGTCAAAACGATTCTAAGCCGATGGTTTATTGCTCAAGGAAATGCGGCGCAATTATCGGGCAGACAATTGGCGCGATTCTCAGACACGCCGGAAACTGTAACTTTTAAGCTAGACCAGAAAGATCATGGTAAACTAACAATGGCGGGTCGCGTAGAATTGGACTCATGGCAATTTCAAGATTTTAGCGGCGCAAACGAAAAGAGAAAGTTTCAAGTTTTAGAGATAAATGAAGGTAAAGACGCAGGAGAGAATTTCACAGTGAAAGCATTAACATCTTCATTTGTAGGGCGATACTTTTTTATTGCGCCAGATTCGACTCCGGATTATTCGAGCGCAACAGAAGCGCAAAAAGATGCTTATGGGTTTATTTCATTATCTACCGGCTTATTTGCTGATGGATCAGAAGGGCATAAAATAATTTAGGTAAAATTATGAGCGAAATAGAATTAACAGATAACATTTTAGTACAGTGCCCAGAGAAAGGCTTTAATTTTAGAATGATTAAACACTGTTTGAATTGCGAACATTATCAAGGCTTAATGAAGGCTACCGTTAATGATGAGCCGATAAAAGGCAATGAAGCCGATGATTTCCAAGTGCTTTGTGGTAGACCAATAACACGTAAATTAATGAAAATAGCGAGTGACTAATGACAGCTTATTCGACAATTGCAGATTCAGAAATTGACCCAGAATCACCTGGAACAACTACGCTTTTCGGAAAATTAAGAAATAATCCTATAGCAATTACTGAAGGTGCTGCTGGCGCTCCTTCTATTGTTTCCGCTGCACTTGCAAGCTCAGTAGTAACAAGCGATAAGCTGGATTATTCTGATTTGATAGATATAACTAATAGCTATCTTATTAGCACCTTAAAAAATATAATTGTTACTGGGTCTATAAATGGGTGGACGGATGTTACTGTCAGCGAACTGTCAGTACCTGAGCTATATATAAACAGTAACGCTTCTAACGCATATATTAGAATACTTTATTTTGCAAGTGGGGCAACACAAAATATAGATTCCCGCATTACAATAGACGGCACCTTATCTGACACTATTACAACCACAAGTTTAACCGGGTGGAAATGGTCTGGATTTCACGCTATAGATGTCAGCGCAAAATCAGGTTGGCACAATATGGACAAAGTGGAGCTTAGACCAGTCAGTAGTGTTAGTCCTGGATATGACATCGCAGCGGTGCAGTATTATTTCATTTAATAAGTAGGTAAAAATGCAAAAATATCATAATACAGCTCAAGATAAACAAGGCAATATCATCACAACGGCAACGGTTACGGTATTTCTTGCAAATACAGGTACGCCTGCAACGCTTTATAAAGATGATGAAATCGCAACATATAATAATCCATTTACAAATGCCGATGATAATTATGATTCTAAAGGAGCTTTTTTCTTTAAGGCCAATAATGGCACTTATGATATTAAAATCGTAAATGGTAGCGACATAACATGGCTAGAAGATGTATCTATTTATAGCCTTGGTTTTGGAATTCAAGATAATGCCACTACTACCGCTATTACGATTGATTCTAGCGAAAATGTAACTTTCGCCAATCCGCTTACATCATTTTTGTCAACAGGGATAGATGACAACGCTACCTCTAATGCAATAACAATAGATTCTAATGAAGATGTACAGTTTGTGGGCACAGCCCAATTCGCAGCCGGTGAAGGCATTGTATTTAATGGTGACGCTATCACCGCAGCCAATACGTTAGACGATTATGAGGAAGGCACGTGGACTCCTGTTTTAAGTGACGGAACTAATAACGCCGCTATGAATATTCAAATCGGTAAATACGTAAAGATTGGAAATCAGGTAACACTTACCGCTTACTTATCTACTTCTAGTTTAGGATTGGTTAGTGGTGATATAAGGGTATTAGGCGCACCATTTACAAATGGTAGTAATGCATCTATATCTGTTGGATATGGAACAGGACTTAATATAGTCGCAGGGCAGAATGTGGGAGGGTATATGGGGGGAGCAGGAACTTCAATTTTTCTAAGACTGTGGGATGTTGCTACTGGAAACTTTCCTATGACTTCTACCGAGTGGTCGGCAGATGGCTCTATAATGTTTACAGTTACTTATTACATATAGGAAAAATATCATGGCACTCACAGAAAAAACAGAACAAGAACTATTTATCAGCAGAGGCGGATTAATACAGGTTAAAGATTATATTGTTATTGAAAAAGACGGCGTAAAGATAAGCGAAAGCAGGCCTCATACCAAGGTGATTGATGTGGATGATGATATAACAAATGAATCTCCCCGCATTAAAGCAATTGCACCACGAATATGGACGGCAGAAGTAAAGGCGGCTCGTATTTCTGAGAAAGCAGCAGCACAAGCATTATGATTGAATTATTCATATATTTTAATATCTCATTGCACGTTCAGACGAAGGTTGCTTATGATTAATAAACTAAAACAATTACTCATTAAGGGTGAAGCATGAAATTTCCTCCACATTTTTCATTAGAAGAATTAACTCGCTCTCAGAAAGCAACAAGGAATGAGATTGATAATTCACCAGATGAAACTCAATTAAGTAATCTTGTTAGATTAGCTTGGTTTCTTGAATCATTACGCATGAGAATACGCATGCTTGTTGATAAGCGGGCTATTATTATTGTTAGCTCCGGATTTCGCTGTGAAGAATTAAACCTGATTATTGGCGGCTCCAAAACTTCGGCGCACATGAAAGGTCTTGCTGCAGATATTACTTGTCCAGATTTAACCCCGCTAGAATTAGCGGAATTTATACGTGATAATATGGCAGATGATGGTTTTGATCAGGTTATCCACGAATTCGGTCGATGGGTGCATGTTGGATTATGTACTGGATTCCCTCGATATGAAGAATTAACCGCATTAAAAGAAAATGGTAAAACTATATATAAGAAGGGATTAATATGAAAGAGGAATTACATCACGTTGTACCCGTGGTTAAGCATGGGGTTGATGCGGCGGCAGGGGCATCCATACTTCTCTCGCTGATTGAAGTCTTAACGCCAGTTTTGAATTTCTTTGCTCTAATATTGGCTATAATATGGGGGGTATATCGAATTATAGATATGCAGCTTTCAAATAAAATAAAGAAAAAGGAGTTAGATAATGATTAAAATGCCAATGAATAAAGCAGTAAAATCTAAAGGGATGATTGCGGGCGTATTTATGATGGGGTTAGGTTTATACGTTGTTATTGAACAGAAGGACGTAACGGGTGGAATGGCTGTTATGGGACTTGGACTTGGTATCCTTGGAATACGTGATGATAAGCAAGCTTAAAGCATACGGATTGGCCCTATTAGGCGTACTAGCGGCCGTTTTTGCGGCATTATTCTACCGAGAGCGCGCAAACTACAAGGGAGCGCAGTTAGACGGCGAGAAGGCTGCTAGAGAGGTTGAGAATAAAGCTACAGACGCAATGATTGAAGGATTGGAGGCTGAAAATGAAATTAAAAACGATAATTCTACTAATCGTGACAAGTTTTTGGATTAATGCTTGTAGCTCTATTCCTACACAGGCCAAACTACCGTTGCCGCCTGAACTTGTTTATCCTGTGA